TGTGGAAGATGAACAGAAACGGGTCATTGGCAGATGCATTGCACTCTCAGAAGAAAATGAATCAAAAAACATGACATTCCCTCTGGTGAAGTATTTCATCTTTGATGAGTACGTAATCGAAGAAACTTCAAGTTCAAGATACTACAATGGGTGGGATGAACCAGATGCATTGCTTAAGATATATCACACAGTAGACAGGGAGGAAGACAGAGTGATATGTTTCCTCCTGGGCAACAACATTAAGTTCCACAATCCCTATCACATGCACAAAGCGTTCAATATCCCCTTCACCCCAAAAGGCGGAATCTGGACAAGCGAAAATGTCTTGTTCCAAAACGCACAGTCAAGCAAAGCTCTGAAAGACAAGAAAAGTAAATCCAAATTCATCCGCATGATTGAAGCTACTGATTATGGAACCTACGCTATCGACGGAGAATACATGGGTGATAATTACAGTTTCATAAAACCTCTGACTGAAAACGCTCACTACTCCTTCACCTTCTCAATCGACAATTACAGCTTTGGTGTTTACACATCATTGAAAGAAGGACTTGTATATGTCAGCGATAAAGTTGACCCATCGTGTAAGCTTGTTTATGCCCTCACTCTAGAAGACCACCGTGAAAATACAATGCTTACCACTTCAAAACAGTTCACGCAGTTGCAATGGCTTGCGAAGAATTTCAAGAAAGGAAACGTTCGATTCGTTTCTATGGAAGTAAAAATGCGGGCTGAAAAAGGTATCAGCTTTTTGCTATAATCTATTGACTTTTCTTCAATGTTATGGTACAATAAAAGAAAAACGGCGGAGGTAAGAGAGATGAACAAAATGTATGATAAACTGAAACACATGATTCTTGAAGAGTATGACAGGAACCCACCTGAAACAGCGTACAGTAATTGCGTGGCAGTCTTTACAAGAGAGTGGGTTAAAGGAACGATTACCAGAAATAACTATGAAGACTTACAGTTTATGAATGAAGAACGTTACGACGAAGAATTAGGATTGAATGAGACTGAAACAACAATATAATGACTTAGAAAGGAGATACTTATAATGGAAGATATTCAGATGCTCATTAAAATGTTAGAATGTACGGCCACCGAAAAAGCCGCACTGAAAAAGAGATGTGAGATTCAAAGGAATACAATCAATCGTCTTCTTGATGAAAATAAAGAACTCTTATTGAAAGTGAGGGAATACGAAAATGATGAGTTTTGAAAGAGCGTGCAGGTTGGTTGCCGAAGATTCATATCACATCTATATGAATCAGGAAGTGGAAGAGTCCGTGCTTAGTCGATTCTTGCAGAATAAAAATCTCACGGCTGTAAGTAAGATTAATATGCTTGAAGACTACTTCAATTATTCTATTCCGCTCATGGAAATATTACTTACAATCGAATAAATATGCATGTGAAC